AAATATTGAGGTAATTAACGATATCCTCTGACCGAGATCTTTTAATCGAGACCGATTCCCATTGGATCTCGGCTTTTGGAATGGCATGTCCGCTTGACTGGCTGAGTTGGCCAACGACAAGTTTGAATTTACCATCCGGAGAGACGAATACCCTTGACCGGCATTGGAAAGCCAACCGCTTGAGCCACTCGGCTGCTTCAATGGGTTCCCTTAGTACGTGAGCAAAGGCGTAGCTGTTGGTATTGAAAAAGGTCCCTGCAGCCGTAAATGAGGTGGAATCGATATCGCCGGACGCCGCACCGAGGAGAACACACCATGCATGCTTAAATACATGGTCTGGCCGCTGGATCAGGGCGTTAGCTGTACCGGTATATGTCCCGGAAGCATCGTCTTTGTAACCGTCAAGGTCTGCCGTAACTTGGCTGCCTATGACAGTGTCTACTACGGAATTACCCGACAGTGATATTGAGCCATCGCGATAAGCGCTACCTGACTTGCTTGAAGTAAGATCGTACACACATAATGTTATTTCTATATTGCTCAACGATACCGTTAAATCACCATTGAACGAACTGTTCGAAGTACCGTACAATTGGGCGCTATAGGTTGGAGAATCGTGGCCGCTATCGGCTTTCGTGAACGGGAGGAACGGTCCCACCGTAATAACGCCGCTTTCTATCTTCAAGACGGTAACGGTGCTACCAGTGGACATACACGTCACCTTCAACTCAAACGTTCCGGCAGTGCCGTAACTCTTGACTGAAACGCCAATGTCCCATCTTTCTACCATGCCATCGTGACTTTTCGAGGCGCTATACCCAGGGGTAAAATACGATGAACTGGTAGATATAGACCATGTGTGAGAATCGCTGCCACCATCATAATGGAAGCTGGTTCCTACATCACTATCGGTAGACACGCAATTCAACGAGCCTGTCGCGGATAGGTCTATATCATCAGACACTGTTAAGCTATCGTCCAGGCTTACGTTTACCTGCTTTTGTAATGAAGGCAAGACAGTGAACTTTATGCATGCCTTGCCTGGATAACTTGCGTGCTCATCGCCGGATTGTCCCGTGTAAGCCGTATATTCGGTAGTTTGTCGTACCTTATCAACGTATACAGCGTTTATCGCTTTAACGACGTGGCCGATCAGGTAGCAGTATTCCGTCTGAATTTGTGCTACGGTAGCGCCCAGGCTATGTGATACTGAAGATGTGCTGTTATACCCGCGGGTACATCCCGTAAGGTCATTTCCAGACTTGCCGGAATATGATATCTGCTCCGAATCTATTTGTATGACTCCGCTGCTTGTTAGTACTGAAGAATCAGACACCGAGACCGTTGTTACTGAATCGTCGATATCAGAGGCTAAGTTCGTCCGTCCGCCTGCATTAACCGCGAGGAAGGGAACATTTTTACACGAGCCATAGACAATCGGCAGCATCTTTCCTATGTCGTCTGGGTCTGCTCCACTATATGTGGCCTGATTTACAACCAGGTCCTCCCCGATTATTTTGTTATACTTCTGGAATATACCCCGTATAGTCAATTTGCATTCGTACAGGTTGTATTCAGGCTGGCCAAAGATGGTCCCTCGGAATATCTCTTCCTTCTCCGAATAGAGAAGCCCGGCGAACCATTGGTATATGTTCACGGTCACATTCTCCGGTGGGTCCGATTCGGTGAAATTATTAGAGAATGGCGTTGCTCCGCTATTGATGCTATTGATAATGGTCAGATCCATATCTCCGACCTCGAAACCGCCGAATATCGCACTCCCTGAATAGCCGCCTACGTCGCTGTCAATGAAGCTCCATGCCTTGATGAGTCCTTTGTGCTCAGTGCCTCCGGAGGGTGTAACCGTGTAATCTGAAAGATAGACAGGAGTGGCGAAATTGAACTTGACCAGGAGAATCGGAGTGATCCCTGACTTGCTGTTTTTCTCTGTGGTAAAATTGGCGTTGAATGACCTCATATTTCTTCCATATACCTCTCTCTATACCTCTCTATAGACCTCTTCCCTATATTTCTTTCCTATATCTCTTCCCTTAGCCGGATAGTCCCGGAGTAGAGCTGGTATCCGGTTTCCTTGAGTGGGTTAGCTGTGTCAAGGCACCTGACCGTGTGGGTCGCCCCATCCTCGTCGGTATAGGTAAAGGTGTTTAGTGGCCCGACACACACACTTTGAATCCAGTTGGCGACGTTCGTGTAATCGTCCGGGGTTAGATTCTTGTAATAAAGGTTGAAATATTGAACCGTTACACCTTTGTCGTAACAGTAAAGATTGCCGCCTTCGCTTTGATCTGTGACCACGGCCACTTCAACCGGGTCCTGTATCGGGAAGTCGCGACCTTTGGAAAAAGAGAAAGTGCTCGCACCCAGGGTGAAAATTACGATTGCCATTACAATGCTCCCAATGCCATTACGTTTGCCATTACAATACCTCCACTGCCATTACAACGCCCCCCCGTGCCATTACAAAGTCCCCAGTGCCATTACAATGCCCCCAACCTCTGCAGCTCAGGAATTATGTAATTCCGTACAATTGTACGGTAATCGTCATTGCTTCGCGGGCTTTGATCCCCGGAAATATTGATATTGATGTCACCGATGGTAGTGTTTTTTGACCCGCCATTATTGCCCTTCGGAACCACACTTTCGCCTTGATGAAGGAGATATGTGCCTGTCTTCGGTACGTAACTCGTACCTAATGCATATCCAGAAATTCGTGAGTTAGCGTTGGCAAGAAGTTGTGTCGCTGTTTTACGCTCTTCATCAGTTCCATATACCTGAAGATGCATCAATTGATTTTGATATGCTACCTCGGCATCCCTCTTTGCTTGACCTGCAGCAAGAGTAACTTCCGGTAATCCCTTTATATTGCTTATTTGCTGTTGCCAGGCCGCCATAACATTTTGATGCTGTTTTTCCAACGTTTGCAGGGCAGCAGTCGCCTGACTTGTATCTACAGTAAGAGTTAAGGGATTTTGAGCAATATGAACATTAAGATCATCATACTGGGTTTGAACCGTAGTAATAGCTGAGGTTGCTGGATGAAAATCAGCCGTATAAGAAGGGGAAAGTGAACTTATATTGCTGGTTAGTGCGTTAAATTCACTTGTGACTGCGTCTATTTTCGCTGATATTGGAAGCGTTGCAGAACCAGTTCCAAGGAAGTTAGTAACAAAATCAAATGGTTTTTTGGCAAGATCAAAAAGGTAAGAGGCAAAGCTGCTAAGCTTTTCTTTGACTTTGTCAACGTTAGCCGAGATTTTTTCCAGTACGATATCACCAAGATAGAGGAGTTTTTCTATTAACCACATAACCCCTTGTGCAACTAATTCAATCGGTTTGGCAACTAACCATATCGCCAGCCCGAAAACATTCATAGCCGTTGTAATTTTGGGTAATGCATCCAGGAGTCGTAATCCATATTGAGCTATTAACCCAAGATAATGGTCGAACTGTGCCATAATCACGGGTTTCATCTCCTGGTACCAGGCCAGAAAATTTACCGCCATCTCTTTTATTTTGGGGACAAAGGCTATAATTGTGTTGTAAATCCTATCCATCCAGTCACTGAATTCTTTGGTAATCGGGTCCCTGTACTTCTCCAAAAGTTCAGCAATACCTTCCACCAGGACCTTGATTTTCGGGGCTAACTGTTCACCAATTAAGATTAATTGTTTTCCAAGGGCATTCTTGACCGTGTCCCAGAGGCCTTGGAGGGATGCCTTCCAGCGATCGAATGCAGCCTCTGTCGTCCCTGCACTCTGGCCCATTGCATCGATCTTTTGACCGAGCGTAGTGAAACCATTTGCAGCCAGGGCACTGATACCGAGAAGAGCTTCCTGTCTGCCGAATAATTCACCCAGCTTTTCAACTGATCCTCCGGCAGAGTCATAGACTATCTTTAATGCGCCAGCAAAGCCAAGCTGCTGGACTGCAGCCTGTGCGCTTTCATAACCAGCATCATGGAAGGCCTTACTCATTTCTTCCGTAGGTTTCATCAAGGAAACTAACACCGCTCGATAGTAGGTAGCTGCTTCCTGGGTAGACCCGGCAGTCTGGGTGACAAGCGCCAGGGACGCCGCCATTTCCTTTTGGTTAACGCCTACTTCTTTGGATATGGAAGCCACTGTACCTATGACCGGAATGAGCTCCTGGAAAGTGGTCTGACCCTCTTTCTCGATCGCAAAGAGCAGATCGGATGCTTCGGCGGTTGTGGTAATCTGCCCCTGGTAAGCATTCATCAGCTTGGTCAGGCCCTCGATTGTCGAGAACAGGTCAACATGGGCAGATTTTGCGGCCTTCGCTGCTGTCTGGAGAAGGTCCATTGCTTTAGCTGGGTCAGTCACACCAGCGCTGATCGTTGCGTAGTAGCCTTTCATCAGCTCTGTCGCACTCCCCAGGCTGGATGGGAGGCTGAGGATGTTCGCACGGATCTCCCCGAACGATTGGTTCGTCACCTTGCCCATATCGATGAGCGCCCCCTCGAACCCGGCGAACTCCTTAAGCGCTTTTTCCATTGAGAAAGCCCCTGCCAGGCCAGTAACCGCACCTATGGCACCGCCGATTTTTAGAACCATGCCGCCGATTTTCTCTGTCCAGTCCCAGACGTGTCCAGCACTTTCCTTAATCTTCTCACCAAGAGAATGAAACCAGCCGGTCATCTTCTCCAGGGCAGAAGAAGACTGCGAGTGCATATTCCGGATCTTATCGACAGTGTTTTCAGAGAATTTATCGACGACCGCGCTTCCGTCATCATTGACCTTAAGTGTTAAGCTGACTACTTTGCCACTACTCATGTTATTTTCCTATCGTAACTCAGGTTCAAAGGGGCAGAGGCACAAAGGCACAAAGTTTTTTACCCTTTGCCCCTTTGTGCCTTGCCTCCGCCCCACTGTGCCTGACTGAATAGTTACTTCCTATCAACCGTAAGGGATGATTACACAATCAAATCAGCCATAAGGAATGATCACGTAATCAAAATTACCTCGGAATGATCCGGAGTTATAGACCGTTACCGTGTCGTTTGCCTTGGTAATATAGACCTCTCCCAGATTCCCGCCAGGGTTAGCAGTCGGGATGTATAGGAACATGTAATTTTGATGCCCCTTGTTATGCGTAATAATTCGACCAGATGATCCATTGAACGTGGACGAGGTCGGCCTGACATCATCCCTCTGGACAAACTCGTTAATGTTGGTCGGGTTTAAGGGCGTTGAATTTATCCATGTTGTGTGAGCCATTTTTAATCCTTCAACTTATGTTGTGTGGGCCATTTTTAATCCTTCCCACTCGTGTTGTCTTGGCTATTGTTAATCCTTCCCTTTCTGTTTGTTCGCGTCATTTACTGCCTTGGAAATAACCTCCAGTCGATCTAAGAAATCATCCATATTGCTCTGCGTCATCTTAATATCCATTACCCTAAAGGCCACATCAGGCCCCAGGAGCTGCATTTTGTTCCACACATTGATCGTCAGACGGTCATCCTCGGTCAATTCCGGCATATCAAGGTTACATTCTCCGTCACGGTCGCAGGGTGGGTCCCTGTCGTCCTCCCAATGGTCATGTCTGCACTTTGAACAGTCCGCGCCATAGATCAAGTGAAGGAGGACGAACTTTCTTAGTTTTTTAGTGAATCCCCTGGGTCATTTGACTTTGCCATGTCAAGGATATCGTTCAGTACTTCTGCAGGAAGGCTGGCTATCATTGACGGGTCAAACTGAACTGTAGTTTCTCCGTCCATGACTCCATCCCAGCCGATGATTATGTATTCCAGGAATTCCTTTGTCACGGCCTGCCAATCCGTCTTCCCTTTGCGTGTATTGCGCTGGATAATTCTTGACTGGACTCCATTGGGAATTCTCCGGTAATAAACCTTCGATCCGTTGACTTCATAGGTGTTTTTCTCTTCCTGTTTAACTATTTGAATGGGCACTTTACTTCTCCTTTCATAACCGTATCAAATTACTTGATACGCCATTTTGCAGTTGAATCAATAGTTCATCATCAGCCGTTGACGGGAACCCTGCTGGTATAGCCGCTGGCTTTTTAGCTGTAAATTCGCAGGTAACCGGCATGATATCATCGCTGTCAACAGTCACGTCCACTACCCGAAGATCGATTGAGGGAAACCACAGCCAAAAGGTATAATAATAGCCTCCGGTTATCGCTGGCCCCGTAAACTTTACCATCATCATTTGCGTAGTCCCTGCCTGGAACTTATCCAGCAGGGTATCTGATATATATCTTGGCAGGGCAAAGGTTCCTGTCACTTCCCTGGGTGTTTCCCTGCGAGGCTCCTGGATAAGGACGCCGCTTTGAGAATCCTGCTCTACCACCAGGCGATTATTAAGCAGCATCTCAAACGATGTAACCCCGATAGCGTCATCAGAAGAGAGAGCAACCGAAGCTGAATAATCGTCTATCCAAACTGTCATGTGGCTGAACAAGAGCTTAATCCACTCTGTTGTCGGGATTGTCCAGGAGGTGGACGAAGTGTTAATCAGGGAATTCAGGTCAAGGTCATACGCGATCAGGCCAAGGGTTAACGCAACGGATGAAAAGTTGACACTGATTCTCATTTCATTGACCAGGCATGACTGATATTCCCAGATCGGGGATATATTTTTATCAAGGCATAGCGTGCCCCGCCTGACCAGCTTATCACCGGCAAGCCAGCCGTCACCGGCAAGCGCGCCATCTCCGGACCGCAACCAATCGGTAAAAAGGTTGCGGCTTAGTTGGATATCATGTTTGTATACGCCTGCAGCGACAGTCGCTGAAGCGTTGGAAAACCCCATAGCGCAGGATAGCAAATGCTCCAGGCCCTGATATGTCAGGTCAAGGGAAACCGATCCCTGTGTATGCTTTCGAATCGTGTAGGAATTTTTTACCCCGCCTTTACCGTCCTTGTCATCGTTGTATTCCCTGGAGATTTCCTTAGGCAGATTTGCAGACCTGATCGGCAACTGGTGACCAGCCCCGCAAGCGACAACTGCTCCAGCTCCATAAGAGTTTTGGAGGCCTTCTTTACGAAATGCGCCTTTGACAATCCAAGATCCAGGCATTACATACCTCTTTGAAGCTATAGTTCCTCTTTAAGCTATAGTTCCTCTTTAAGCTAATGGTGAAGCGGACAGCCCATTTGTTACTGCAATCTCAAGCTCTTCGAAAAGCGTGAATGTGGCAGATGCTGACGCAGGATCTCTGAGGCAGGTCGCCTCGAATTTCTGCGGGATCAGGTCATCATTATCAACGTTCGACTCCCCTGACACCAGGTAGAATTTCGGGAGATGGATATCAAATAGGTAATTCCCGCTCGTGAATTTGAGATAAGCATGAAGCGCCGTAGCATTGGCAACGAAATCGTGGTAGGTGTCGGCTTCGTATCGTGGCATCTCGATTGTCAGTTTGACCGCACGAACGCCCTTCCTTTGGGGCTGAAGGATTGTTAACCCGGTACTGTCAAATTGGTCCACTGCAAGATTGTTCTCAAGTGTCAGATCGAAGGAGGAAAGCCCGATTTCTGTAGCTCCTGAAAGTGCTGTATTCTGAGCTGCCATTTTGAATTCCAGGTCCGAGAACATGATCTTTGCACCGCTATCAGTTATAGTCAGAGCGTTCAGGACGTTTGCCGTATTTGTGGCAGACGCCCTGCTTAAATCCTTGGCCACAACATCAAACTCGACATCAAGAGGATTGTTGGCAGAGCCTGAGATTTTCAACTTGTCAATCTTACAGCCCACATATTCCCAGACAGAGACCCCCTTCAAAATGGCCAGAGTGAAAGAATTAGTGATGTCAGCCGCAAGGCTGTATATATTGTCATAAAGGTCGCCATTAGCAGACGGAGTTCCTGCAGATCCAAGCGCGATGGCTATCAATAAATCAAGATCCTGATAGGTCAATTCACAGGTAACTGGCCCCTTGAACGTTTTATTGCCACTTGTCAGGAGGTGCCGCCCGGCAACTCCTCTTAATACAGAGTCCTGAATCTTGTCGAAAGAGGATTTCATTCCCTCTTTCTTGAAGGGGATTGCCTTGGTGACGGCCAGCACTGTGCCCCAGGCCGCCTCCTTGATTACCCCTGCTATTGCTTCGTAACCTTGTCCTAATGCCATCTTAACACCTCCTTAGAGCGTGCATTTCTGCCGATAGCGTGCATTCCTGCCGATACTCAGAATGCCAGAATTAAAGCGTGCATTCCTGCCGATATTCGAAGATAGTTACTTGTTTTTGCACCATATCGCTTTCCTGCCCGAAAGTTTCACTCTCCCCGATACTTGTGGGGAATGCTCTATATACCCCTGATATGCCTAATTTTTGGTTAACGAGAGCATTGATTACGTTGCCGGTCAGCACGAGGACACCATTAGCGCCTATCAGCGATTCCTGAAGCTTTTTGATGCTTACCCATACAATCAGCCGGACGGAGAGGATTTGTTTGTATTTTTTGCTCGTTTCCCAATCAAAGTCGATTCCACCATCTTTAATCCCGATGGCAGGATACTTGACCGTCTTCGGGACCCAGTCTTCATTCTCCGTAAAGAAGATGTCCAGGGCCCTGACATCCGCTGTTAACTGGCTTTGCAGCCTGCTTTGTACTGCTAAGAGTAAATCTCTCATGGCTATTTCAATGGTTATTTCAATGGCTATTTCATTCAATGATTATTTCATTCAATGGTTATTTTAAATGTACGTAAAGGGTGCCGCCGTCTATAGTAGTGATATACAGCCCGTTAATATACTCCCGGTCAATATCGCACTCCAGCACGCCATAATCTTCGCCGTTCGGAGCTCCGACCGAGGCCCTGGTCTTCCAGATGGTGTTACCAAGGCTATCTTTGATCAGCAAATCATCGTTTGCGGCCGCTGGATGCCATTCGAGCCGCTTAACGCTAAGTTTTCCGGCTTTATCTTCAGCCGTATCTATTTCAATGGGACTTTTCGTCCAATTATTGGCCATGTGAAATCCTCCTATTTATCAAGGTATATCAAGGTATATCGAGGTAATCCTCTGCGATTTTGTTTATTACATTCCAGTCCTCAGGGTCCTGGATAAGCATATATTCCCTTTTTGCTTCCTTCATGTGCATGGTATGGGCTTTGACCTGTATCTTCTTCTCCGCTTCCCTGCCTTTAACCTTTTTTAGCACCCGTACATGAGCTTTGACGGGTACTGTTTTATCTATGCCATAATTATGAACCGCCGCGTAGGGGACCATGGTTCCAAGCTCAAGATAAGTGGGGTAAGACTCAGCAGTAATGGATTTTATAAGCCGTCTGGTATCGATCAAGGTTTTAGGGTTGTGCCCTTTGATTGCGTCGGCAGTGGCCCGTTTCGACGGCTCCCATGCCACTGGCCTGCCACCATCCTGGAAATTGCGCTTGATTGAACTCAGCATATAGACGCCTATTTCGTCGAGCATCTTTTTGGGATGCTTATACTTGCCGGAAAGGGTGGCAAATTCACCCTGCACCTTGTCCAATTCGTTTATACCGAGTTCCATCGTTAACATATGACAGCCCTTACCATATGACAGCCCTTACCAAATGACAGCCCTTACCAAGTTGTTATCGCTGATCTTTTCCATGTATTCGGGTCCGTGCATATATAGATATAGTTCGGGTCCCATACAATGCTGCCTTTTGTACCAGTAGCCGAAGCCGAAGCAGGGGTTGATGTAGATGAAATG